AAAACAATGTAATATTAAATTCGCTAAGATAATAAATGTAGAGCAGGATCGAAGTAAGGTAAACTTTACAGATGCCTTATATAAAAAGTTACACATCAAATCAGAAAATACTTGGGCAGATGCCAATACTGTTGATTATAGCCAAGCAGATGCTAAAAGTTTAATTATTAACACCAGCATACAGGATATTGTAGGAACACGATGGTTTGACAGTATTCCTAAAGGTCCCCTAATTGTCTTACAGAGTAGGAATAATAGCGAAACTGGCCACCCAGATTTAAAATCATTCGACGAACAATTCAAACTACAAGAAACTCTTTATGTCAACCAACGAGAGTTTACGGATCCAGAAACTAGTTACTTAAGATTTTTAAAAGTAGGTTTCAAATAAATTCTAATATTTAAATATACATTTAAATATGCATATGATTGCATGGGTATTTGACATTGACGGCGTTTTATGTGATACAGGACAAACAATGCCTGTTGATTTTGCACAATGGTTTATAACATGGGCCCAAAATAAGAATATATTCTATGTAACAGGAAGCCATAAAGAAAAAACTATAGATGTATTAGGGCAAGAAGTTTATGATTTGGCACTAGTGAAATATCATTGCCTAGGAAACTACATTGTAACTAATAAGGAAGAATACTACTTTAATCAGTTTGAACTAAAAGAACATGAAAATAATTTTTTAGAAAGTTTAATACAGTCATCTCCTTACCCAATAAAGACAGGAAGGCACATAAATCAAAGGCCTGGTAGTATAAATTTTAGCATAGTAGGGCGTAATGCAGATCAAAAACAAAGGTTGGATTACAAAAGTTACGATAAACTTACAAATGAAAGATTACAGATTATTGAAAAAATAAAGATTCATATGCCCCAATATGAAGCGTATTTAGGAGGAGACATTAGTATAGATATATGTAACTCTGGAGCGAATAAAGGACAATGTGTAGAATATGTTAGAACAATAGACGGGGTAGGTGATATAATATTTTTTGCAGATAGAATAGGACCGTACGGCATAGATAAACCTTTCTGTGACGCAATGGCACCAACTGATAAATTTTACCATGTAAATGGATTTAAAGATACCTGGAATATTTTAAAAACAATATGATTTTAATAGGTTGCGGTGATAGTTGGTGTTGGGGTGACGAGTTGATAGACAAAAACCTCTACCCCGATTATAGTTTTGGTCTAGATCTAGGACAACTAGAAAATAATAATACCCATAGAGAACTTAGTCGGTATATAAACATTTTGGGAGAAAAATTAAATGCAGATAGTGTAGTTTGTCTTGCATTTAGAGGTAGCAGCAATGATGCAATATTTAGAACACTTATAGATTTTTTAGCCAAAGAGAACTATCTATTTGGTCGAGATACAAAAGAACTTTTTGTAAGCATTGGATGGACAAGTCCAGAACGACGAGAATTTTATTTTAAAGAAATATGGGGCGCGGATAATTGGATGCCGGTAGGGCCTTGGGCACTTGATAGCGATGGTAAAAGGCCATATCTAAATGATTTCCAAAATTTGTTATTTGAACATTTTTGGCATACCGCTGAATATATGAATAGGTGGGTTAGGCAATTATACTTTACTGAACTTCTTCTAAAATCTTTAAAAATTTCCTATGTAATGCACCAAGCATTTTATCATAGTGATAAACAATCTCTCATTGACTGGAATAGCACTTCATTAGACAACGCAAAAGATTCTGTAAGCCAGGTAGACCTATCAATATACAATTCACTAGACCAATTAAGATTTATAGGTAAAAATGATTCTAAATACACCTTCCATAATTACATACTAACACAAGCCCAAGGTGATCATAAAAAAGTGTTCGGAGAATGGCATCCAAACGAATTAGGACATAGACTATGGGCAGAATATTTGTATACATATATCAAAGACAATAAATTATGGATAGAATAGCCGTTATAATTAGAGGGCACTTAAGAACATGGAATTATCTAAAACCTGCTGTCTTTGATTTTTACAGGCAAATTGCCAAACAGGTAGATTTCTTTTTTGTAACTTGGCGTGTGCCTAACCTTAATGAGCGGGAACTAATCAATGATTTTAATTCTGAAAATTTAATTAAACTTCTAATACTTACACCCCCCACAGGTCCTGAAAGTTTTTATTCAAGTTGGGGAGGGCCAGCATATCTAAGTTTTCACATCGCTCCTTATGTTCGACAATCTCAAAAAACAGTAAATTACGATGCAATTATAGAAACAAGACCAGACATTGCTTATTGCCTCAATAAAAAATACCCAGTTATTAAACCGGAGCATAAAAGTTTATATACACCACGCCTCAGTTCTATCTTCTCAGATAATAATGTGTATATCGGAACAACGGACCACTTTTTTGTAATGCATCCAAATGTATTTCAAGTGTTAAGTGATAGAATATCTATTACTACAACAGTCCTAGGAAGCCATTACGATTACATAAAGATGTGCCAAAATAATAATATAAACATATGCTCATTACGATGGGCGGAGGTTGTTATCAGCAGGCCAAACGGAATAGATCATGTTTCTGATCCTAGACTTTACCCAATATCAAACCCTGCTACATTCTTTCATGAATGGGGGCAGATGCCGGAAGAAGTAAAAATGAGTTACATCACAAAGTATAATTTGAATGAATTCGATTATATGAATTCCGACAATCCCTATGCTCGCATACGCTAAAGGTTGACATATCCTTTAAATACTGTATAATATTACAAAGGAGATTTAAATGAGCAAAGTATTCGGTGCCCCTGAACAGGCAAAGATTAAACAGATTGTCAGTGAAGGTGTCACAGTAATGCAAGAAATACAGGATCTTACAGAAGGTCTAAATGATACCATAAAAGCAGTAGCAGAAGAATTAGAAGTCAAACCCAGCGTAATTAAAAAAGCAATTCGTATTGCTATGAAAGATCAGTGGGGTCAAGTTTATAAAGAATTTGATGACTTAGAAACTATTGTAGAAATTAGCGGACATGCTAATTTAGGCGCAGACGAAAAGTAACAATAAATATAAGTGAGAAAGGTTAAGCAAGCCACAAGTTGCTATGTGAAGGTCAGTGGGCCATAAACCACAACAAGGAGAAGCAGTATGAGTTATGTCGATGCCATTTGGGATCGTGATAAAGACGTTATTCGCGTAGTCGAACGCGACAACAAAAAAGGACGTATTTTCACAGATTACCCTGCCAAATATATTTTCTACTATCCGGACAATAAAGGCAAATATAAATCTATTTTCGGAGAAAGCCTATCAAGAGTCCTATCAAAAAACTTTAAAGAATTTGTAAAAGAACAAAAGATTCATAGCAGTCATAAACTATATGAAAGTGATATGAATCCTATATTTCGCTGCCTTGAAGAAAACTATCTAGGTAGAGATGCTCCTAAACTAAATGTAGCATTTTTTGATATTGAGGTGGGTTTTGATCCTGAACGTGGTTATGCTAGTCCAGAGGATGCCTTTATGCCAATCACTGCCATTGCTATACATTTACAATGGTTAGATACATTAGTTTGTTTGTCGGTTCCTCCTAAAACATTAACATTAGAGCAAGCCAAAGAGCAGGTTAAAGATTTCCCTAACACTATTCTGTTTGAAACAGAATATGAAATGTTAGATACATTTCTAAATCTAATAGAAGATGCAGATGTTCTAAGCGGATGGAATAGTGAAGGCTATGATATTCCCTATACTGTTAATCGTGTAACAAAAGTATTAAGCAAAGAAGATACTCGTAGGTTTTGCCTATGGGATCAATTACCTAAGAAAAGAGAATACGAAAAATATGGTAAGACTGCCACTACTTACGATCTTATTGGTCGTGTCCACCTTGATAGTCTTGAGTTGTACAGAAAATATACATATGAAGAACGACACTCCTACAGACTGGACGCAATCGGCGAAATGGAAATCGGAGAATCAAAAACTGTATACGAAGGTACACTGGATCAATTATACAATAATGACTACCGTAAATTCATTGAATACAACAGACAAGACTGTGCGTTATTAAACAAATTAGATCGTAAATTAAAGTTTTTAGATCTCGCTAACACAATCGCACATGAAAATACTGTGTTATTACAGACCACAATGGGTGCTGTAGCAGTTACAGAGCAGGCTATTGTAAATGAAGCACATCATAGAGGAATGATTGTTCCTAGCAGACCCCGCAGAGATGATACTGCTAATCATCAAGCAGCAGGTGCTTATGTTGCCTACCCTAAAAAAGGCCTGCATGACTGGATAGGTTCGATGGACATCAACAGTCTATATCCTAGTGTTATTAGAGCACTAAACATGGGACCCGAAACAATTATAGGTCAATTAAGACAAGAGTATACAAAAACATACATAGAGGGTGAAATAGCCAGGGGCAAAAGTTTTGCAGCAGCATGGGAAGGTAGATTTGGCAGTATAGAGTACGAATATGTAATGAGTCAAAATAAATCAAGTGATATTATTATAGACTGGGAAAACGGTGAAACTTCGATAATGAGCGGAGCTCAAATATATGAACTTATCTTTGACAGCGGTAAACCTTGGATGTTATCTGCCAATGGCACAATATTTACACATGAGCATGAAGGTATTATTCCGGGGCTTCTTAAACGTTGGTACGCTGAACGAAAGGATATGCAGGCTAAACTTAAAGAAGCAATTAAGGCAGAAAACAAGATCGAAGAAGAATACTGGGATAAACGACAGTTGGTTAAAAAAATTAATCTTAATTCTCTATACGGTGCTATTCTTAATGTCGGTTGTAGGTTTTTCGATGATCGTATCGGTCAGTCGACCACACTTACAGGACGCCAAATTGCCAAACATATGGCTAGTAAAATCAATGAAGTCGTCACTGGAGAATACGACCATGTCGGAAAAGCAATTATATACGGAGATACAGACTCAGCCTATTTCTCAGCCTATACCAGTCTCAAAAACGAAATCCAA